GATGCCGATTACTCCTGCTCATGATTCTAATTCAATGTATGTGATAGATCATAACGAGAGCAAGACAATCACTCATGAGACAATAGATAAAAAATATTCATTAGAACAGTTTGAAGAAAGATGTCTTGAGTATGCTTACCCGGTCAAGTTGAATCCTGGTCAATCCCACTTATTCCATCAAGAACACATACACGGAAATGTTAACAACACCACTGGAAAATGTAGATTAGCAATAGATTGGCATTTACTTCCTAAGGGAGAACCGCATGGCAATCGATTGCCAGGAGGATTTTTTAAGTTGCCCGGTGACTATGGGGAAGTTCAGAATGTACCAAAGGATGGTAGGTATGTGGGGTATGTTGGAAACAACACCAAATTTGATGTCAAGATTCCACAACGTTTTCAGAGAAGTATCATAGATGAATATTGTGCTGAAATAGGAATACGTACAGTCGGCTACCAATTTGAAAACGAGGGCCTCGATTGGATGCCTATATTAGAACACTACATCGAGCAGAAACCTACAGGTATAGTGATGAACAGTATCTACAGTCTTCCCGATTCGTTGGAAAGAAGAAAATTTATATTAGAAAAAGCACTAGAATTAAACGTAATATTAATTTTTGCAAACGAACTTATAGCAATGCAGACAGCAGAAGATGTTGCACGGATTAAAAAATATTATGAATACTACACACCTGCTTAATTAACTTCCACTGTGTAAGTTTAGACACTAAAAGAAAGTTAGTAGACAAGATTACTTCTAGTCTATTTTGTTTTTTGATAATCCCAATCAGTTGTTAGTTTTAAAGTTTCGTAATTTTTTGTGGCATATTCGTTAATCCATGCCATGGCTTCTTTAGTGATTGGATGACTCCATCCCATATACTCCTGACATTGCTTTATAGCATTAACAATTTCTTCACTGTTAACCATGTTGCTGTTAATTTGGATATAAGGAATGTTTTCACGCTTTAGTCTATCATGCATTCCATCATACCATGCATGGATTGTATCTGCCATTCTTTCTCGTATATAGTAATAGATAGTTTTTAAATCACTCATACATGCATCTATATCATTTGGCACTGATGGATTATCAGATATTCCAATTGGTACGGTTGGGTCAATTCTCCATTTTTTTTCAACACATTTGACAATTTTTTTATCTGTTAATTTATGTCCAGTGTAACATGCTTGAGGCATTTTTATAATCAATTTTTTAACAAATGTATCCATGTCTGGGTTGACCAACAGTATTACTTTGTTTGGGGGGGCTTCTGCCTTTGGGTGATACTCTTGCCACCATGTTCCTGAACAACCACCTGGTACCAGACCCATATCATCAATTGTATATCTATATGATCCATCGTAGTCAGGTTGCGCCAACGGACTGCTTTTTCTAGGAATATGTACTCTACCATTGTTCCAAATATCAAGCCATTCATTATTTGCTATGCCGTCAATTGCAGCCGCAAGGGCTTCGAATCCTGCTCCATTCCAACCTGTAAAGTATACGTTTTTCTTAGCCAATTCTGAATGAAAGAGGTGTGCCACCTTCAGCGTAGTTGCCTATTTCTTGCTCTAAACTGGCCATTTCGTTGATGCCTTCAGTCTTGAGAGCATCACCGTTTAGGCCACCGCCTCCTTGTGGCCCTGCAATCTGTTGGAATTTGGATCTGGCTTCACCTAGTGTGACTTTTGCTACTGCTAAAGTGTATTCTCTTACCCATGGTTTTGCATATATGTCACTTAATAATATAAAGTCTGGACGATAGTTGTATTGTTCTATCAACACAGTTTCTCGAGAACGCTGTCTTCTAAATATGTTAAGACGTCTAGTTGGCATATCGTATTTGAAATTAATAAAGCCTCCAAACATTCTTGCAACTAATTCTTGGTAACCTGCAACCATGTCATAAGTTGCAAGTCCGCCAATACGACCAGTTTGTAACAGATACATGTTAGTATATGCCAATTCAAATGTATCAAATGTTGTGCCGCCCTCTGCTGAAGACGCACCGCCCACAGTTCTCCTGTATATTTTGGTGACATTTATCACTTCTGCTGGCATCACGTAAACGGTTTGATTCTCTTGCAGTTCTAGAAAACCGTATGATTCTTCAACTGAATTTGAAGAACGCTGTCTAAATTTGTCCACAGCAGATGTAAATGCCATTTGCAAATGTTTCGGGTCTAATTCGACCTCGATCATACCATCACCCAAGCGTGTTTTCACATATTCGAAGATTTCTTGTTTTGCCGCATTAACTTGTGCGTCTGTAGTCGCGGATAATCCTGTGTCTGGCATGTGTGTATTTATTGAACGGTAAATATGTACAATGCCGAGACTGTCTTTATATAAACCTGAAAAAGGTAATGATTTCGCCTTCCAAGATCGCAATATTGCTGAAATGTTTCAAATAGGTGGCACAGATGCATATATCCACAAGTATCTTGGTCCTGTTGATCAAGGAGGCACTGATGATGCATCACAGCCTCAACGTTCAGGCGATTCACTAAACGAACTTGCTATACAAGATCTATTGTTCCTTGAAAACAGAGATCGCAAGTACGAACCAGATGTGTATCACAGTCGTGTGATTTATAATGTGCAAGATATAGATTTTGATCTGTCTCAGTTTGGCATGTTCTTACAGAATGATCAGTTGTTCATGACTTTTCATATCAAAGATATTGTAGAGGCATTGGGTAGAAAAATTATGTCTGGTGATGTAATTGAACTACCACACCTAAAAGATGAACATTCACTGGATGAAAATGATACAGAAGCATTGAAAAGATACTATGTGGTTGAAGATGTGGCACGTTCTGCAGAAGGATTCTCTAAAACATGGTGGCCACATCTGTACAGAGTAAGATGTAAAGGCATCACCGATGCACAAGAATTTAGGGATATACTGGGTGACAAAGACGAAAACACTGCTCAAAAAACTAGGGATAAAGATATAGAAATAAATGATGCTGTGGTGGCTCAAGCAGAATCAGACGCACCTCAGTCAGGATACAACACAAAACAATTACACGTTATGCCAACTGATGAAGATGGCAAGGTTGCTCTTGTGACAGTGGATGAAGAAATGAAAGTTGATACTGGTCATATCAACATAGACAAAGTGTATGCGTCTCCAGAAGCAAATGGGTATATTGAAGGATATCTTACAGGAGATGCCATTCCTGCTAACGGAGAAACTTATTCGTTTGGTACATCATTTCCGAATGCACCTATTGAAGGCATGTTCTTTTTACGTACTGACTACACACCAAACAGACTTTTTAGATATGATGGGAGAAGATTTGTGAAAATAGAAGACAATGTAAGAGTTACTATGTCCAACACTGATACACGTAACACAAACAAAACTGGATTTATTAATAACACTAATACAACTGTTAGTGCCACAGACGGATCTACTAATGTTCCAGAACGTGTTGCTTTAAGCAAGTTGTTAAAACCGCAGGCTGACAATTAATGCAACATTTTTATGACGCACAAATAAGAAGATATATTCTGCAGTTCATCAGAATGATGTCAAACTTTACATACGTTACAGGACAAAATTCTAAAGGTGCATCTGAAACTTTACAAGTGCCAGTCAAGTATGGAGACATGTCAAGACAGGTTGCAAATATTATAAAAAAAGGATCCGAAAACACATTGATTGCGGCTCCGCAAGTATCAGCATATATTACTAACCTAGCATATGACAGAGATCGGATGCAAAATCCTTATCACATTGATAAAAAAAATATTCGTGAAAGATTTTTTGATACAGACACTCAGCAGTATACTGGTGCTCCAGGTCAAGGACACACTATTGAAAGAATCATGCCGACTCCTTTTGAATTGACTTTCAAAGCAGATATTTTTACCACAAACACAGATCAAAAATTACAAATACTAGAACAAATTTTAGTGCTGTTTAATCCTGCACTTGAATTGCAAACCACAGACAATTTTTTAGATTGGACATCACTAAGTTTTGTAGAATTAACTGACATACAGTTTACTTCCAGAGCAATCCCGCAAGGCATTGCAGATGAAATTGATGTTGCATCTTTAACATTCAGAACACCTATCTGGTTATCACCGCCAGCGAAGTTGAAGAAACTTGGTGTGATCGAAAAAATTGTTAACAGTATATTTGTCGAAGAAACAGGCACTGTTGATGTAGATGGTATTTTAGGATCAGGCATAATGTTTAGACAAAATGTAACTCCGGGGCAGTTTGGTTTACTGGTGCTTGGCAACAGGATGACACTGTTGGGTCAAGCATCTCCTACACATGCAGACAATATAGAAAATAGAGCATTTGTTTCACAGTCACAGTATGGCACAAAGATAAAATGGACGTCAGTTGAAGCCATGTACTCGAAAACATTCACTGCAGGTTTGTCACAAATTAAACTGCAACAATCCAGCACCGACGTCAATGGCGACGACATACTTGTAGAAGTTGAAGGCACAATTGCTATCGATCCACAAGATGATAATACCATGCTGTTTACAGTTGATCAAGACTCAGTGCCAACTAATACAATAAATGCAGTAGATGCCGTGATTAATCCACAAACTTTTAATCCAACTGGTGTAGTAAATGGTACTAGATATTTGTTAACAGAATCAGTAGGTGATGATTCAACCATCATTGCAGGTAATGGAGCATCTGCTTGGGGCACACTGGTTGCCAGTGCTAATGACATTGTTGAAAAAGTTGACGGTGAATTTGTGGTAGATTTCAATGCTGATTTTGATGACGGTTCAACACAACTGCAAAGAGGATTACAGGATTCTTCTTCTGCTAATGGCGATTCTACACGTGGAGTGGTTCAATATGTAACTAATCTTACAAGTAGTATTCAGTACAAATGGTTACCTACCAGCAACATTTGGGTAAAATCTTATGAAGGTTTTTATGAACCTGGCACTTGGACTATTGTCTTTTAGAGTGTAAAATAACTGTATGAGTGAAATAATTTGTTCTGGATGTCTATTCTATGCTAAATCCACAAAACGATTTTTATTCTTACATAGAAAACTAAAACAAAAAGGCACATGGGGAATGGTTGGCGGCAAGTCTATAGACACAGAGACACCATGGCAATCTCTACAAAGAGAAATTACTGAAGAAGTAGGATTTGCACCCACAATAACAAAAACTATACCTTTAGATTTTTTTGTTAGCAAAGACTCTAGATTTAAGTTTCACACCTATGTGTGTGTAGTAGAACAAGAATTTATGCCCAAATTAAATGAAGAACACTCAGGTTATGCGTGGGTATCTATGAATACATGGCCTTTGCCACTGCATGAGGGTGTGAGAAAAACTCTGCTCAATAGAAATATAAAAACAAAATTACAAACTATTTTGGATTTGATAGTTTAGACTCTACCAACAACTACTTCAATTACACCTTCACCGGTACCACTGTAATTTTCAAGTGCTTTTCCGATCACACAACCTAGGTTGTAATTTGTTGGGTCTAATTTTTGTGCAACACCTGGAGTGTCTGATGAAGTAACCATATCGCCTTTTGCGATTGCGCCTTTAACTCTGCATGGTACTCTTCCAGTCAATCCTAAGAATGTTCCGCCTTCAAGATCATTGTTCATGATAAACGCTGGCGCTGTGGATACAACTCCGGCAATTCTTGCATCATGTGTGTCAGTGGATTGTGTAATTTCTTGATCACCACCAAATATCATTACAGTGCCAGGAGCATACTCTTGATCTGCAAGATACTTCTCTGCCAAGTCAGCGTATTGTGCCGCTGTAACTGTACCAGTTATAGTACCCGTAACTCTGAGTGCATCTCGTATTGTGATCTGTGTTGAGTCATGTGCTACTAAGGTGTCTGTTCTAATGTTCAAAATCTCAACTTCTGATGAGTCTAATGATGCAACTGAGTTTGCAAATATATCTGTATCTAATTCAAATTTAATGTTACCTGTTGACAGTGATGAAGTTGTAATTGAATTACCACCTTCAAATTGTGCAAAAGCAGGAGTACCTGGTGTAAAAATAAGTGAGTTACCAGTTGAATCATCACACACAATTGTTAAAGACTGTGAGGCATCTTGTGCGGCAACATATGCTTTGATTGACTGCTGT